AATAGGGAGAGGGTGCAGGGAAAAAGGAGCTATAGGGGCAACGTTGGCGTGGTTGGAAGGTTGACAGGAGCCCTTACCGCCATTTCGATCGACCACCACCGGCTCGCGCCCTACCCTTGGCGCATGGCACTGCTGCAGGTCACCACCAACGTCGAGGAAGCCATCAGGCAGCTGGACAAGCGCGTCCAACTGCTGACGGATCGGAACGTGGCTTTCATGGCCGCGCGCGCAATGACCCGTTCGGCTCAGGCTGCACAGACCAAGCTGAAGCAGGACATGTCTCGCTTCATTGATCGACCCACGTCCTTCACCCTCAACAGCACCTACGTGCGGTTTGCCAAGCCCACCAACCTCAGCGTTGAAGTGGGCTTCAAGCAGTTCGCATCGAAGGGCACACCAGCTGGCCGCTACCTGCAGCCCATGGCCGGTGGCGGTGGCAGGCCCCTCAAGTCCAGCGAGCGGCAGCTGCAATCCCGTGGCCTGCTGCCTACTGGCCGCTACTTGGTGCCGACCGGCGTCACGCCACTTCGCCTGAACCAGTACGGCAACCTCTCCGGCTCGAGTTACACGCAAGTGATCAGCCGCCTTGGCGGCTTCGGTCAACAGGGCTACACCGCCAACGTCTCGCGGTCCGCTGCTTCACAAGCCAAGCGGCGTCAGCGGGACTACTTCATCGGACGCCCTGGTGGGCTGCCCCTGGGGATCTATGCCCGCCTTGGCAAGCGACCCAAGGGCGGCGGCCTGCCCCGTGGCTTTCACACGGTCTTCTACATCACGCGCCAGCCCAACTACCGGGCCACCTTCCCCATCAGCCAGCTGCTCAGCGACGCTTACGGCCAGGCCTGGCCGATCGAGCTGCGCGCGGCATTCCAAGCCGAGCTGGTCAGGCGCCTGGGGAGTGGTCGCTGAGATCCCTTGCGCCGCAAGGGGTTTGGGCCGAGGGGTGCCCTATTGAGAATGATTCTCAAGTGCAGGTCGCGGGTCCTCCCGGATTCCGGGGATGCGGGTGTATTCGAACCCCGCGCTACGGCTAGCGTCAGGTCTCACGGGTCTTAAACGGTAATTTCCGGTAAGTTGACACCCATAGACCTCCCCACCTGTTTGATAGTTCAATACTTCACTAACATTTAGACCGAACAAGAGGCTGCAACAGCTTGCTGGTGACCTTTAGCGAGTTCGCGGCAATCAAAGGCTGCGCGAAGGGCTCAGTAACGGCGGCCACGAAGTCTCGCATCGCTGAGGCGGTGGTGGAGAAGGACGGCAAGCGGTGGCTGGACCGTGACCTGGCGATGGAGCTGTGGGACCGGAACACCAAGGCGACGCACAACGCGAAGGTGCGTGTGGCCGACCCGATTGAGGTGCAGAGCCCGCGCGAGTTGCGGCAACGGATCGACGCGCTGCCCGATGATGCGATCCCGGAGCTCAACGAGAGCCGTGCACGGCGTGAGCACTACCAGGCGGAGCTGGCGAAGCTGCAGGTGGCGCTGCAGCGCAAGGAGCTGGTGCCAGCTGATGAGGTGAAGAAGGAAGCGTTCCAGATCGGGCGGAGCATCCGCGAGGCGCTGAGCAACCTGGCCGATCGGCTGAGCCACCAGCTGGCCGGCGAGACCGACCCGGCGGTGATCCACCAGCTGCTGAGCGATGAGCACCGTGATGCGCTGCTGTCGCTGCAGGAGGTGCAGTGATGAGCACTTGGCGCGATGCGTTCATGGAGGGCCTGCGGCCTGAGCAGGCGCTGACGGTGAGCGAGTGGGCGGACAAGCATCGGCGGCTGAGCAGCAAGGCGAGCGCCGAACCTGGGCCATGGCGCACCGGGCGGACGCCTTACCTGCGCGAGCCGATGGACTGCCTGAGCAGCAACAGCCCGGTGCAGCGGGTGGTGATGATGTTCGCGGCGCAGACGGGCAAGACTGAGAGCGGGAGCAACTGGCTGGGCTATGTGATCGCGCACGCGCCGGGGCCGATGCTGCTGGTGCAGCCAACGGTTGAGATGGCGAAGAGGCTGAGCAAGCAGCGGCTCGAGAGCCTGATCACCGAGACGCCGGTGCTGGCGCAGAAGATCGCGCCGAGCCGTAGCCGTGACAGCGGCAACACGATGTTCGCGAAAGAGTTCCCGGGCGGAATGATGCTGCTGACCGGTGCCAACAGTGCGACGGGTCTGCGCTCAACACCGTGCCGGTACATCTTCTGCGACGAGATCGACGCCTTCCCGACTGACGTGGATGGCGAGGGCGATCCGGTGAGCCTGGCCGAGAAGCGCGCGACGACGTTCGCGCGGCGCAAGATCTTGCTGACCAGCACCCCGACGGTGAAGGACTTCAGCCGGATTGAGGCGGAGTTCCAGCGCAGCGACCAGCGGCGGTTCTATGTGCCGTGCCCGAGCTGCTCGGAGATGCAGTGGCTGAAGTGGCCGCAGCTGAAGTGGGAGAACAACGACCCGGCGACGGCGGTCTACGAGTGCGAGCACTGCCGCGAGCGGTTCGCCGAGATCCACAAGCCGGCGATGCTGCGCCAGGGCGAGTGGCGCGCGACGGCACCAAGCGACGGCAAGACGGCCGGCTACCAGCTGTCGGGGCTTTACAGCCCGCTCGGGTGGTTGAGCTGGGCCGACATGGTGGACGACTTCCTGCGGGCCAAGACCGACGCGCCGATGTTGAAGTCGTTCGTGAACACGCGGCTGGCTGAGACGTGGGAGGAAGACTTCGCCAGCAAGGTGAGCGCGGATGCGCTGCTGCAGCGGTGCGAACCGTATGCGTCGGGCCAGCTGCCGGAGGGCGCGCTGGCGGTGACGATCGGCGTGGACGTGCAGGGCGGCGGCGGCAGTGCGGGCGATCGCCTGGCGGTGAGCGTGTGGGCCTGGGGCCGGGAGGAGGAAGGCTGGCTGGTGGATCACCAGGAGATCTTCGGCGACCCGTGCCGGCCTGAGGTTTGGAAACAGCTGGACGTGCTGGTGCTGCACGACTGGGAACACGTGAGCGGGGCGAAGCTGCGCGCGGACGTGGTGTGCGTGGACTCGGGCGGCCACGCAACCGCGGAGGTCTACCAGTACGCGCGGGAGCGCCAGAGCGTGGGTGTGATCGCGATCAAGGGCCAGAGCCAGCGTGGCAAGGCGCCGATCGGCAAGGCCAGCAAGGTGGACATCAACGCGCAGGGCCGGACGCTGAAGCGCGGCGCGCAGGTGTTCCCGGTGGGTGGTGACACGATCAAGACGACGTTGTTCGGGCGGCTGAAGCACAACGAGCCGGGGCCGGGTTACCTGCACTTCCATGCGCAGACAGGGAGCGAGTATTTCGAGCAGCTGACGGCAGAGAAGCAGGCGCTGCGGTACGTGAAGGGCTTCCCGGTGCGGGAGTGGGTGAAGAAACCAAGCGCGCGGAATGAGGCGCTGGACTGCCTGGTGTACGCGTATGCAGCGGTACATCGGCTGTATCAGCGGTACGACCGGAGAACGATCTGGGACCAGCTGGAAAAGCGACTGGAGAAGACGGATACCGAGGCACGCAAGCCGCGCCTAAGATCGGAGAAAGCCGCGGCGTCGGCGTTCGTCCGCAACTGGTGAGGCCGTGAACATCCCCGCCCAGATCCGAGCAGGCGACACGGTGAAGTGGCGTGATAATGCCGGCCGCGACAATCTGGGCAATGCGATCGACAGCAGCAGCTGGACGCTGACCTACTACCTGCGGTTCAACAAGACGCATGAAGGCGCGACGGTGGTGGGCACGGCCTACGGCACCGGGTGGGAGTTCCTGATCGCGCAGGGCACCAGCACTGGGTTCGATGCCGGGCAGTGGTATTGGCAGGCCGAAGCTACGAAGAGCGGCGAACATGTGACGCTCGGGGCCGGTCAGCTCGAGGTGCTGCCTGGGCTGAGCTACGCCGGCCAGCCGAGCGCGTTTGATGGCCGGACGCAGGCGCAGAAAGACCTCGAGGCGGTGCAGGCCGCGATCCGCACGATGATCTCGGGCGGCGCAGTGGCCGAGTACACGATTGGCAACCGGCGGCTGAAGAAGATGGAGCTGGCTGACCTGCTGGCGCTGGAATCTAGTCTGAAGGCCAGCGTGAAGCGCGAGCAGGCCGCGCAGCTGCAGGCCAACGGCCTCGGCAATCCTCACAACCTCTTCGTGCGCTTCTGATGGGCATCCGATCCTCGATCCTCGGCTGGCTGCAGCGCGGCACCCCTGAGCCGACTGCTGCACCCCGGCGGCGGATGTACCAGGGCGCGATGGTGAGCCGGCTCACCAGCGACTGGGTGACGGGCGGCAACAGTGCCGACGCTGAGATCAAGGGCAGCCTGCCGCGACTGCGCAACCGCTCGCGGCAGCTGGTGCGGGACAACGACT